ACAAGAAGGAAATTAAGGTTCGGTATCCAACATTCAAAACCACAACAGTGAAGGTTCCCACAAAGATTTCTGGTGTTGAGGGAACTCATACGTCCCTAATTAAAAAATATGTGGTGGACAAGATGGATGTGTCAAAACTAACAGAAGATGAGATATACGAATTGAAAAAATATGGGTTTGACATACCTATAACACTAGCTCAAGAAACAGCCAAGGGAAAGTATAAATCCAAGATAAGAGTTTCTCCCAAACGCTATTTATATCCTGACATCCTGAAGATTAAAAAAACTGAACATACCCCTGCTCTGGATATGGCCGTCCAATACGAAGAGGGTGTTCCGTCTTTGATAATAGACTCGACTCGTATTATTGGAGAAATGTTGGCCCCCACGAGAAGAAGATTCAGGAAGGCTGGTCCACCACTTGAACCAAACCGTGAGGTGATCTTGAAGTCTGGGGATGTAGTTACGATAGGATCTATAATTAAGGCTAAACCAAAGGCTAGATTTGATGAAGGAATTATTCTCCAATTGTTAAAAAATGGTTTCGAGTATGTCACCACAGGTGGGAGTGTGAAGACGTGTTTATACAAGAATCTGATTGAAGACACTCTCGTGGACATACCCAAGAGTTACAGAACTGGGAAAAATGGAGTAAGGGTGGCCGGAAAAACATTCTATTTTAAATCACAAAAGCCATCTGAAAAATACAAGAATATAATTCCGGGAGTTTACATCTCCTTTTCATACTCTTCTGAAGACGTTATAGAAGGTGTCGTTGTGGGGATAAAACTAGACCCAGTTATACTTAAAATATCTCATGAAGGATCTGTTTATGAGGTCCCCCTTTTATCTGTCATAGGACTGGGGGAAAAGATTTCCAAAAAATCTCTCGCTCTTGGTAGAAATTTTGAAGACCCCTCTCTTGACGATTCACTGAGAGAGTATATGAGAAATTACATGTTTAACATATTTATCAATTCTAAGCTTGATGTGAAGGTCGAACATGAAAAACAAAAACTATTGGAATCTCTTGAGGAAATTCCAAGGATAATTCCATGGAATATCTATTATAGGGAGAATTTTGAAATGTGGTATAGAAGTTTTATTCACAATGAGTTGGTCAAGCAGATACCCCACGCGAAAATTGAAGCTAATGTAGAACTGGAACTTGAGAGGCGATCCAGACCCGATTTTATTATAGACGATTTTATCAATAGGTATTATCTGGACTTGAACCAAGACTCTGTTGAGGCTATATATTGGAAAATTTCTAATGCTCAACCAGAGATAAAGGATCCAATAGGTCTAAAATTGGAAGCAAGTTTATCCCTTATCCCAGAACGAGAGTTGAAGACCATGAGTATGGATGATTTTGCAGAGTTGTTGGCAAATATAATTGACAAAGATACACACCAGCGACGTCTTGATGAAGCGGGATTTATTAGGAGGAGTTTGATAGACTCCTTTGTAGACCAGAAATTCAGGGAGATGTTGGAAGAATTGGAAACTTCCAGTTCCAGAGATGAGATCAGGTCTCTGTTTGATGCAAATTATCTGGAAGACCTCCAAAAGAATTACCAAGAATTTGAAAATGTTACGGAACCCAGAAGGAAGATAGAGGGAGAGATCGAGGAACTTGACATTGTACACAGGGACCTCGTCACGCAGTTGATCTCGGAGGTTAATATTTTCGAGGGAGAGGTTTACTCTAGAACATCTACGGAACCGGTGAAGATCATGAAAACCACAAAAGATGGTAAGGAAATAGTATATCACAAAAGATTGATGGACTATATGAATGCTTGTTCTCTCCCCATTCTGTTTATGAGAGAAAGTGGAGTTGGTTCCCACTCGAAGTTTTTCAAAGCCAAGATATCCAACGGTTCCTATAGCATTTCCAAACTTGGCAAACTTTCCATAAATTTTCCAACAAGCGTGGCCCTCCTTCTTCCAGAATTGGCTATGAAAACTGATCTTGGCCCAGAATCACAGGCACAATTCATACTGGAGATCACTGGAACAAATACTGAAACAGATACGGATGAGGTCTTGGATGCACTTTTTGACATATGTATTGAGAGGATCAAAGTTGAGAGAGATAATCTTTCCAGGAGTATACTGAATTCGTATGTTTCTACCAAAAACCTGTTTTTGTCCCTGAGAATGGAACCATCGTTTCTTCCCCCATTTTCGTGGAACAAGATTTTGTTATCTGTATCCAAAGAGTGCCAATCAGACAATCTGGGGAATCTTGCTATTTGTAGAAACTCTGATACCGGAGAATTTTATTGTTATGATGTGAACATGGTCTTTGAGGTCATCAACGAGGTTGTTCTTCAAAAAGAAATGGAAGGGTCTAAACTAGACCTGTCCAAGATTAGGGATCCTCTTGAGGGAAAGAGATATCTACCAGAAAGATTTGTAAAGAAACTTTTAAAGATATACCCCGACCGCCTTTTATTTCACGAACCCGAAGAATTACTTGAACGCGAAGATATAGTGATATTGGGTAAAGGTCAAATTCAATCTTTCATTCCAACCAAAGAGGAGAAGTTTAGAATAGCCAACAGATTGGAGGAATTTATGAAGCTATGGCCAGCAGACATCACCATACAAACCATGGTTGACATAGGGGCTGGAACAGGAACCATATCAAAATCTTTGGCCAAAAAGTTGAAGGTGGACGAATTGGTTATGTTTGATATTGAGGGAGGGGAAGAGATTAATATAGTTGAAGACGAGAAGATTATTCTTGGGGATCAGAGAGCAGACTTGGTTACCCTTTTGGTGACACTCCACCATTTTGAACATCTTTCGACAATGATTAACGAGGTGGAGAGAATCACCAAACCAAATGGATATCTCTTCCTAAGGGAACATAATCCCAAGAACAAGGAAGACGTGGATTTTTTGACATGGATTCACATGGAAGATATGATCAAGAGGAATGTTAACGAACTCCAGGAATATTACGCCAAATATTATACTTCCACGGAGATTGATACATACCTGAAAAGTTTGGGTTACAAACGTGTAGCATTTGACCAGAAAAAGAAGTTTAATCCACAGTTTCTGTATCACGCCCTTTACCAAAAATTGAACCAGCCATCAGATAGAATACTCTACCCAGAAGGAATGGAGAGAACTATGGAAGAAATGGTCAAACGATATAACAAGGATCGAAGATTTAGAGATTCTGTAACAAAGAGAATAAGAAACAAGCTCAAATTTAAGGGTAATATTCCCAAAAACTTCAAGTCTCCCCTGGAGATGTTGTCATTCTTTTCTTAAGGTATCTGTTCTGGAGAATGATTGGAGCAGAGATTGATTGTCATGCAAAGAAGCCAGGGAGCTCTACTATTAGTATTCTCCTGACTTAACAGGGTGTGACTAAGCTTTTTTCTCATTCTTAGAATGAGAAAAAAAACGAGATTGCTATTCACCTATAAATAATAATCACCCAAGGGGATTTGTAAAGTACTTTACAGATAGGGTTTCTCATATCTTTTGTAGGTTAAAAAGATTCACATTTTTATCCCACCCAAAAGTTTGAACAAAATTAACCATGGGTTAATAACTTAAGGATAAACGATATAAATATAATAGCATCACCATGGAATATAGATCAAAAAGAGAGAGATATATAATGAGCTATGGGATTATACTCTATACTTTCGATTCCAATGGTGATTTCAAGGTTTTTCTTTACCAGAGAAGAGATAATTTTGATTACATGGATTTTATGAGGGGGTATTGGTCTGGTAAAGATGATGTATACAGACTGTTCAGTTTAATGAGTCAGGAGGAGAGGGAGAGAATTCAAAACTATACATTTGATGAGCTTTGGGATGATCTGTGGGTAAATCATGACTATAGAATCTATAAAGATGGTTACAAAAGCGCTAAAAGAAAGTATGATTACGCCAAACCTTATATTAAACATGTTCTGGAAACTACAGAAACACGTCTATATGAACCTCCCTGGGGTTTTGCCAAGGGGAAAAAGAACAACAACAAGGAGGGGGACATAGAATGTGCTATAAGAGAATTTAGGGAAGAGACAAAACTAGAGGTAAAAATCGACATTATTCCAGATGTAAAATTTTCAGAGAAGTTTGTGGGAACAAATGGAAAGATTTATTCTACAGATTATTATGTAGCTTATACAGCCGAGATGGTTACACCTGCTTACACAAAAACTCCAAGCTGTATTAGAAAATATACCATATCTGAAGAAGCCAACGATGTAAAGTGGGTCTCGTTTGATGATGGATTGAAAAATGTAAATTCTATTAGACAGGAGATTTTAACAAAGGTTTATAACCTTATTCAAAGGAAGGTTTGATTTAGTATCTGTTAGGCCACACCTGAAATTAACCAATATTACTGCAAATAAATCACCATTTTTCACTATTCTAAGGTGAAAAAAAGAACATTGGTAAACCTACTGTCAGAAGACTTGAGTGATTTCTTATTTGATCAAAATGGTCATAATAAGAAATTGCCGAAGCGAGGCGAAAGATACTAAATTTGAGGTTTAATTAAGTCAACTCTTTCCCCATGATACCATGTAGTGGGATTTCGTGGGGGAGAAGTTGAACAGTTTCTATATCTATACCAAAATTCAGGGCATCTTGTTTGAGAAACAATGGTGTTTGTTTCCCCATACTTTTAAAAAATTTAAGGTAGAAAATGACCAGTTCCTTTTCAGTTAATCCATTTATGGTACACGAAATCCACCCCGATGATTGATCAGACATCCTCTTCATGGTTATCCTAGCCATCTTCACGAAATTCAATTCTGCGAAACTTGCCAATAGACACGTTTTGGGTAATCTTTCCAAATTTAGAGACATTCTATAGCCTCGGAGTAAAGCTCTAGAAATATCATTTTCATCCCAATATTCAGTTCCAATTGAGGCTGTCATTTTTGGTTCCCTATAAAAAATTTTATTCCATAGTTTACAGACCATCATAAGATTCAATGATTCAGCTTCTGTTATGTTCTCCCTGATGCATATCAAAACTTCAGGTATCCCTAAAATTTCCATTGGGTCAATTTCATGAGATGCGTAATTCAAAAAGTCATTTTTTAGTCTTAAGTTCATATAACAATGTATTAAATTGTCTGATGTACTACAACTATTTGACCACGGATCAAATGGAGACCCCCAAAAACTATAATATTGTTAGAGATTATAATAAACTTCAAGGTACAACACACCCCTCTGATCTTGCCTATCAGATTATTAGAGATTATCACAATAGATATGTCACAGTTGAAAATTCGTCTCCGAGACCTATAGGGGTTGGTATTACATCTTATTGCACAGGCCCAGTTCCTCCAATTTTATTCACCCTTGCTGGAGGTGAAATTAGGCATTTGGCCATTAATACACGAGGTGGGCCAATGCAGTATATGTGGATTTTGGATCTACAGACCAAGAAATCTGTTAGTAATTCATATCCCTTCAGAACAGATGGAAATCAGTTTGTACTTAGGGATGGGTTGAATAAATGGTTTGTCCAAACCTTCAAAAGGGCCTCTTATTCAGCTGCTCACTAATTCTTGGTCTATAAGAAATGAAAATTTCTATCTACCTTAGAAATGAAAAAAATGAGATTAATATTTAAGGCATAAATCATTCTTAAGATGTCGTATTGGTCAGTAATACAAGAAGTTCCATATGAGGGTATCAACGAGCTTGAGGTTTTTAGCAGCAAGGAAGAGGCTATCATATTTGTGGAAAGGTGGATCAAAGAATGCAGGTCATGTTCATCGTTTGTCAAAGTTGATGATGAGGTTTTGATATGGAATGAAATTCGACGTAATAAGGTATGTTCTATGGTGAAAATTCTTCCTGTTACTGTTCTCGAGAAAAGCGATGATTCTGAATGGTTTTCCTAGGTTTTGTTTCTATTTCTATCATGATAGAAATAGAAACCTTTTCAAAAAACTTGGAATTACAGTTATGGTTAAACCTTGTAGAATATATCCATATTGAGAAAAAAATAAGATTTAGATTTACCTTCTAAATGATGATAACCATGAATCTTTATTCTGATCTTAATAACTACCTGTTGAAATTCTGTTCTGAAGGAGCTTTGAAGGGGTTGGTATTGGCAAATAAAGAATTTTCATCTCTGTCTGTGTCAGAGTTCAAAGAACGGGCTTCTAGGAAACTGATTGTCTCTGGGAAGAGATTGAAAGAACTACCAACACACTACCCTAAAGGGCATCTGTTTGAGGGGGAGAAGATCGATTACACCAAGATCGAGTATCTGGATTGTCATCATAATAAATTGACCTCACTTCCAGACTGTTTGGAGAATTGTAAAAAATTATTCTGTTATGGTAACCAATTGACCTCACTTCCAGACTGTCTGAGAAATTGTGAAAGATTAAGTTGTTCTTTGAATCAATTAACCTCACTTCCAGACTGTCTTGAAAAATGTAACAATTTACTTTGTTCTTTGAATCAATTAACCTCACTTCCAGACTGTCTTGAAAAATGTAACAATTTACTTTGTTCTTTGAATCAATTAACCTCACTTCCAGATTGTCTGAGAAATTGTGAAAGATTAAATTGTTCTGGTAATCAATTAACCTCACTTCCAGATTGTCTGAGAAATTGTGAAAGATTAAATTGTTCTGGTAATCAATTAACCTCACTTCCAGACTGTCTTGAAAAATGTAACAATTTACTTTGTTCTGAGAATACCTTGACCTCACTTCCAGAATGTCTAGGAAAGTGCAGATACCTGGAATGTTCTCATAATAAATTGACCTCACTTCCAGAATGTCTAGGAAAGTGCAGATACCTGGAATGTTCTCATAATAAATTGACCTCACTTCCAGAAGGCCCGTTGGGCCTGGAGAATTGCGAAATATTGATTTGTTTTGAGAATCAGTTAACCTCACTTCCAGACTGTCTTGAAAAATGTAAAATATTGAATTGTTCTGAGAATCAGTTAACCTCACTTCTAGAAAACCCGTTGGGTCTGGAAAATTGTAAAAAATTATTTTGTTCTGGTAATCAATTGACCTCACTTCCAGACTGTCTTAAAAACTGTGAACACTTATATTGTATTGATAATCAATTAACCTCACTTCCAGACTGTCTAAAGAATTGTAAAATATTGATTTGTTCTGAGAATCAGTTAACCTCACTTCCAAAATGTCTTGAGAATTGCGAAATATTACATTGTATTGATAATCAATTAACCTCACTTCCAGACTGTCTGGAGAATTGTAGAGTAACAGGATTTGAGAACTAAACTATATCTTTAATCTCACTAGTGAGATTAAAGATCATTAAAATTTTTAATGAGATAGCATTTACCACAATTTGTTCCATATTCTCTCTCCAAAATCCTGAGTGATGTCCACTCCAAAGTTTTCACCAGGTCCAATAAGTTCTTTTCCAATCTCGTAGGCAACTCTCTGATTATCCCAACCTTCTATAAACTTGTCTTTTAATTTTCTCAATACAAGTTCTTTGAGATTTATCTCTGACGTCTTGATAGCCTCATCAACTATAGAATTCAACGATGGCAGTCTCATACCTAAAAGTTGGTCTAGATTTCCTAGAATTGGTTCTATGTCTGTTTCCCCCTTGTCCAATTTTGTGAGAACTTCCAGAATCTTTCCCACGTTTTTGGTGGTCTCGGCAACAGTTAGACCCACGTTTATTTTCTGTATTCCAGCCTGAATCCAACCTATTCCTGGGACCCATGAAGTGGAGGCTTTTGCAGCTTCTTTGGTCAAATATTCGAAAAGTGGAGTAACCTTCAGATCAAGAACCTTTTGCAAATTCTTATCCAACAGGACATCATCAGAGGGTATTGGATGGCTTATACCATCATCCGTGGCGATGACAATATTCATCCTCTTGGAGATTTCTTCAAGTTTCAGGGCTTCTTCCAGCTTTTTTTCCTCCATTCTTTCTCTCAATCGTTCCAGAGCTTTTTCAAACCTGACCTCTTTCGATTCCTCCAGACTTCTTCTTGCTTCTCGTTCCTTCTTGATCTCGGATACCCTTTCCTTTTGCTCAATCTTGAGTTTCTTAGCCTCCAACTCAGATATTTCTCTCTTTCTCAAACCCTTCTCCATTTCTACTTGGAGTTTTCTCTCTTCCTTCAATCTACTGGCTTCCTCTTGGGATAATTCTCTTTCTTCAATCCCTTTGGATAGATTCAAAGCCTCTCTCTCGATTTCTTCTAGAGAGGCTTTCGCGAAAGAATACCCCTCAACAGCAACCTCGTAAGTTATGGAAGCTGCAGCTGTTTTCAGCCCGGTTTTCATAGCTGTATTCAAGAGTTGCGCCACCATCAACCTGCGCCCCTTCTGTTTCGAGAGAATCAGACCCTGAAGCTGGATTTTTGTATACTTGGAAAAAGCAATATCTTTTGGGTTGATACCCCTGTAAATATTTCTCAGGTCGATTATAGATAAAGCTTCTAGAGATTCAATATCATGATAATTTCCACCAGAGAGAATGGTCAAGAACTGAGCCGAAAGTTTTGCAAGTTTTGACTTGCTCTTTTCCTTCTTTATGAGTTCATTTAGAGATCGCAATTTGGCCTCTTCCCTGGGAATAAGATAATCAGAGAAGGAGTCCAGGATAGCATTGACCCCTATCTTTTCAAGGAGATATTGGGCGGCTAGAATCTTCAGGTATTTTGATTCCCTAGCAAAGTTGAAGGAGGTTGAGATCACCTTCCCTATAGTTTCAGATGATCCAAGTTTGGACATGGCATCCTGTCCGTAAATTTCCAATTGCTCCTTGAGGATGTTGGCGGTTTCTATGTCTGTATTGGCCAAACCAATACTTGCTAGTGCTATAGAGGTTATGGTAGCGGCTGTGAGAAGTTTGTTGTATCCAATAACATTTTCTGTTGTTTGGGAGATTTCCGTCTTATCTCTTACCTTGTTAACAGATGATTCTATTCTTGATAATCTTCTAGGAGCTGAATTTTCTATATCCTCTACAACAGTCTGAACAATAGGTTTGGGATCAAGATTGAGTATAGACATGGCTGTGGTTTTCTTAACATCAGTGCTAAGCTTGCTGACATCAGATACAACATTTCTCATTTTTTTCTTGAGGTTCGAAACAGTTTCAGTGGTCTTTCTCATACCAAAACTTATCCCTGTGGAGATAAGGTAGCCATTCAATCCGGATATACCAAGACTAGTTCCCGTGTTTATAGTCATCTTGAGTATATCTTCAGATTTCACCCTATCTGAAAGATTTATTCCTAGTTTTTGGGCCACAGATGAGAGGTACTTCACAGAAACCTCTTTTTCCAGGACACCTCTCAACCTATCATTCTTTTTGGCAAGTCCAATCAAACCATCTATAGTAACTGTGGCTCCAATAGAAAAACCAGCTTTTCCCAAGGCTGAAAACAGAGCTTGGGGTATAACTTTCAATCCCAGGTGTTTCAGCAACTTCAGTAATAAAAACCATGATCCTGCCGTGAACGAAACATAAGCTATCCCAATGGCCAGAACAACAATTGATGACCAGACCACGTTCCAAACTATCTGTCTCCAATTACTAGAAATCCAGGTACTAATAATGTGATAAACCCCCTTGTTTGTAATAGTATTTTCTTCCCCTACTTCCTCCTTGACAATCCTGGTTATTTTTCTGACATGCCCTCCGAGATCGTCATCATCTTCACTGATAACAGATGAAACACGCTCAACAGCTGTTTTAGAAACCTTCTTTATGGGTTGGCGATTGAGGTATGATTTAATAGATGGTTTTTTATGCAGATAACTCTCGAGCTCATTTGCGGGTTTTACCTTTAGATAATCTTTTATATCATCTTGAGGAGAGGCCAAATAATCTTTAATGCTTCCTGTTTTCAAATAATTGTCTAGAGATCCTTTTATTTCTCCAGCTTTTTTTCTGGTTAACCCTCTTTCCATTTATATATTTCTGGTTAATAAATAAATGGAGAACTTGAAAGAATTCGAAAAATTGTTGAAAACTGCTGAAAGGGGAGGAAGTGGACAGACAATGATTTTGAAAAATATTGTTACTGATGTGGATGAGAGTGTTGGTAAACTATCAGAAACTATTTTTTCAGAATGGATCCAGCTCTTTAATCGAAAGATTATCGGTGAGTATGAAAAGGAGGGGATTTCTGCTGTGGAACTCAACAATTCTATAAGGAAATTACTTGAATTTTCAGCGTCTCTCATGCCAGAAGAGGAGGTGAACACGTTTGATTGTAAACCCCCCTTGGGAAAACTTGACACATCCTTTGATGAAATTGCTGGTCAACACCAGGTTAAAAATGATCTTCTTGTAAACTACATCTACCCCCAAACATATCCAAGCCTGTTCACAAGCAAAACCAAGGGTATACTTCTTTACGGGAGTCCAGGGACTGGCAAGAGCTTGTTAGCTAGGGCTGCTACAGCTGAATTAACAGGGGTCGCGTTTTTTGCCCCCACAGCCGGAGAATTGAGGGGGAAGTATGAAGGAGAGACTGAGAAAAACATTGACAAGGTTTTCGCCTGCGCCAAGGCTATTGTTGATGATCCAAAATCCCCCTACAAACTTGCTGTACTTTTTATGGACGAATTTGATGCCGTTGCTGGAGCACGTGGAGATGATCAAAGTCTGAGACGTTCTGTTAATGCTCTTTTACAGGCTATGGATGGTATCATTAAATCTCCAA